TGATTGCATTACAAAGAACAATCAAGCGTGCAATCTTTCACTTGATTGTATAATTATATCAGAAAAGTAGTCTGAATGAGGCAAACTTAGGCTCTATTGCCTAAGTAAGTTGTGATGGATGTAATTCATTATCACCATCACTTTTAATCTCTTCTAATATCTCTTCATCTGTTTTTTCTTCATCTGTATTTTCAACAGTGAAAGCCTCATCGCCAGCATCGACCTTTGTGTAAAGGTCAAGGAACGAAATCTTGGTTTCATCATCGAATCTATTTAAACATAGTTCTAACGATTTGGTTTTATCACCGAAGATACTTAAAGTCTCAACGACTTGAACCAATCTTCTAGTTGAAACAACTTCATCGCAACCACCTTCAGCGAAAGTTTTTCTAATCGCATCAGCCCAAGTAACAAGTTTAGTGGCAAAATCATCATCAGTCAAACCACTTTTAGCAAGTTCTCCGATAATAATTTTTTTCTCAACAGAAGCAGGTGGCCATTCTTGTTCGTAAGTATTTCTAAATCTTTCTAAGAAAGCTTCGTTAAGAATGTTTGTAAACATATAACGGCCGTCATCAGAACCTTTACCTTTTGTATTCGCAGTGGCGAAGACCGTGAACCCAGGAGAGGGAGCAACCAATTCGCCTTTTTTCTTAAGCAAAAATGGTTTACCTTCTAGCACACGCTGAAGACATGAAAGGTTCTGAGCGCCGTAATCAATCTCATCAATACATAATACTGCACCTTGTCTAGCAGCAGTAGTAACAGGACCATCTCTCCATTCCATCTGACCATTGATTAACACATAGTTACCAAGTAAGTCTGATTCATCAGTCTCAGGTGTCATTGAAACAATCACACACTTACGCTTTAGTTTAGCACAAGCTTGCTCAATAGACATTGTTTTACCATTACCAGAATGGCCTGAAACGAACACAGGAAAGAATTTGCCTGATTTAACAATTGAAAGAATATCCGCAAAGTTACCGAAAGGCACATAGTTGTCATAGACATCTGGAACTAAATTTGTAATAGCAAGTTCAGTCGTAACATTTGCGATACGACTTCCTGAATCTTCTATCTCAATTTTAGTAGGCACAAAAGGAATAACTTTTGCAGAGGAAACTTTTAATCTAGCTCCGCCTGGTTGTAATGCAATTGAAATATCTTGTGGCACTTTATACTGGCCTCTAGATAATTTATTTACATCTTTTTTTGTAAACCAACCGAAACTTTTTAGACCAACTTCTTGGCCAAGTTTGTTTAGTTCTGTTCTCGAAACCGAATCTTGGCCGGTTTCTTTGAGCTTCTGAAGAAACTCTTTTCGTATCACATTTAAATCACTCATAATATACTTTCTCCTAATTTCACTCAGCGGTTTTTCACTGTTATTACTCAATTTCTACAACCATTATAACACAACTGGACCAAAAGTCAAGCACTTTCGAGCATTTAAGCAGCAATTTTATCAATAAATTTACTCACCAGAACTCTGTTCACAACTTTTGATTTATTCACTTTCATAAATGCATTTTTTAATTTGTTAGCAGTTACTTTTCCTGATACTTCGACTTCTTTGTCAGCAGCATTTAAGTCTTTGCCTCCAAGAATCATGTAGAAATCATCATAGTTTGGTTTTTGAGAAACCAATAATTTTTCTTTTCTAAATATTTTAACAATATTCTTTTGATATTCCCACTTCTCATATCCTTTATCACTAACAGTTTGACCATCTGCATTTACATATTGTCTGTAAATAGCGTCTTTAACTTCTCTTGAATTTGGAGCAACAATATAGAAACCAATAATTTTAGAACCGGTTAACTTTTTAAACCAATCCATAGTATTAAGAAATACTTGATTTGTATTATAATGTCCCTGTTTGATTCTAGATGTAAATCTTATTGAATCATCTTTAAGAACTATGTTAGTTTCTTGAGTGTCCATTCTTTTAGTATGTTCATGTGGAGAATGTTCTTCTTTAGGCATATATTTATTTTTTAACACATGGTCTTCTGGATATTTTTGATATTCATTCAAACCAAAAGCAGTGTAGTCGTGACAATAGTCAGCATCGCCATCATGTATAATAATTAAATTAACAATGTCAAGACCTCTAGAAGCTTTGAACTCGTTAGTATATTTACCAAGAGCAACTAATGCTTGAAGCAGTGGAGTATTTGTTAATCTTTCACTCTTTGGTGTATAAGGTCTATTCACTGAATCATATCTAAGACCGTGGTCATATGATTTTGATAACAGTAACATGTTTTGAACTGCTTTAGTATACTCAGCTTTATTCATATTTGAATTAAGATATTCTCTTAAGACAACATTTTGTAGTTTTAATGTACCGACTTTAGTTTCAAACGATTGAAGGTCACTATCTTGTTTATAAGTTTTACTATCAAATTCTATATCTCTATCCATATACCAAGTTGTAGTAGTATCTGAAAATGTTTGAACTGTAAATGGAATATTTACTTTTCTACAAAAACTAGAAAGTATTAATACTTGTTCAATAGCACCTTGAATATTATCCCACATTGAACCAGAATAATCTAATAATAGAACTAGTCCGTGAGATTTGCCTTCAGGAATACTTGTCATCTTTTTAAAGATATCATCATTGAATTTATAAGAAGCAAGTTTGTTAATATCTAAATCACCAGTACTTGCAATTTTTCTTTTGCCATAAACTTTGGCAGCTTTTTTCATTTCGAATTCTTTAGCAAGTAAAGCTACAAACTTATCATTTTTCTTTTTAAAGTCATTGTAGATTTCATCTTTGAAACCTTTCTTAAAATATCCTTGAAGTTCTTGGTCTTGAAAATCTTTAGCTAATAATTCTTGAACTTTTTTAGCAGGAGTAATAATATTTTTCATGATAGGTTTAGGAAAGTCAAGGTAAATAAACTCTTTGCTTTCTTCGTCAACTAATGAGTTTTCATTATGTCTATAATTCTCATCAGTTTCACATCTTGGTCCATTATCAATTTCTGATTCTTCATAACCTGAATCTTTAAATCTATTTATTCCTGCAACTTGACCATCTTCATCTCCATCTTCTTCATCAGAATCTTCATCATCAACATCTGTTTGATTTTTATTTTCACTTTCGTCTTTATCTTCTTCATCAGAATCCGAATCTGAATTATTTCCATCATTATCACCGTCTTTGCTGTCATCATCTTTAGAATCATTACTTTCATATTCATCGTAATCGCCTTCTTCTTCATCAGGGTCTTCAGAAAAGAATTGTTCTTGTTGTGACATCATTTCATCTTCATAGTCTAATTGTTCTTCAGTTGAATATGCATATATATCATTCGTAACATTAACAACTTCTGACCATGATTCCGTAGTCTTAACTCTTTCTAATAATTTAGTTTCTTCTTCATTAAAATCAAGAGCCATAGTATATTGTGATTTAGTGAAAAGATTTAGTCTATCGATAAAAGCTAATTTGTTAGCATCTCTACCTTTAAGACCAAAGAAATCTTTTTCTCTTAAATCAGCATATGCTGTCTTGAATGATTTTTTTAGACCTGGATATTTTCTTTGTACACGCTTCTCAATTCTCGCATCTTCAATTACATTTAAAAAGTTTTTGTAATTCTTACCTTTATTATTAATTGTAACTGCATCATGCCATCCTTCAGCAGGTGTATACAGAGCGTGACCAACTTCATGTCCGCAAAGCAAATCATAAGTTGTACCTATCATATCAGTCCAGATTGGAAGATATAATATTCTGTTTTTAGGGTCGAACTTTGCAGTAGAAATCTTCTGATGTTCGATTGTTAAATTTTCATTAGCCATCAGTTTTGCTAACTGAGACTTCTGTTCTTGTAATAAATTGTCTTCTTTTTTCACTATCATGTAATCCATTATACAGATTTCCATGCAAAAGTCAAGCACTTTCGAGCTTTATTTTAGCAATTTAATGATAAGTTTTACTTATTAAAGAACTCAATAAGTGGAGCGGAGATTAGGATTCGCACCTAAAGAATTGACTGGACGCCACTTCTGTTCTACTACTTCTCCGCAAAAATTGGAGCGGTGTGCCAGATTCGCACTGACTGATTAAACGGGAAGAATAATCTGTTCTACTAACCCACCGCAATTAAGTAACCATTATACATGATTGACATCATAAGTCAAGCATTATATCCATTATTACCGACCAACTTGGTCTAGATAATAATCTTTAGTTTCTTCCCACGATAACACTGTTAAGTTATCATAGAATAATGTTTCTGTAGAAACTCGGTTTGATTCTTTTAAATTTCTAATTCTCTTTGTTGCATATCTTTCTTTCCATAAAGTTACCAGAGCTTCAGTTGAAGTATCAAATGATTTTACTAATTTGTCTTCAGTAATATCACCTCTTAAGAACTCAGCTGAATTATTGTATAAAGGAGAAAAGTATATACCTCTGGCATGAGCTGATTGTGTTAATGCTTTATCCATTTTCATTTGTGAATATGCAAATGATAGTGACCTATTCTTATGGTCTCTTTTGTGTGGTTGCCCACTTGGTTTCTTTGCAACATACCATTCAAAGTATTTTCTGGTATGATTTTTCTTTATCCAATCATTGATTCTATTTCTTGTCACTCTTCTTGGTTCAAACTTAACTGAACCTGCAGTGAAGCCCATTTTCTTCCAGTGTTTAAGTCTATCGTATTGTGATAGTCCATGAAGTTTCGCTTTACCATATAAGGATGTAGTTGTAACGCCTATTAGCGTGTCACCATACAATTCTTTCCATAGTTTCTGTATCTTATCATCTAAACATAATAGTGCTAGTAACTTACCACCTGTGTAGTTGTAACCTAAAGGTTGTAGAGGAACAATCGTAGAACCAATTGCTGTATGATTAATCATTGAACCTTGTGTTTTAAGTTCTCTACTCCATCCAATAAAGTTATCTCTAGGTGTTAAGTCTAGAAAATCTGATGAGATACAAATAACGCCAAGATATTTTTTAGTTGGTTTGTCTCTAACGATGAAGTTAAGATTACGACCAATATTAGCATTGTTTTTCATTGTAGACGAGAATGTTCTAATAACATTCCATAGTTCTGGCAAGTCTTCTTGTTTGTTTGCATATATGAGTTCAGGTTCTATCTTCATAAATTCATCTATGTCTTGTGGATTCCAAACATTATTTTTAACTTCTTCAATAGCCATTCTTTGTTTATCGTTGGCTAAAACTTTTTTCTCGCCTTCCCATAAATCATTAACCATTGTGAATGGATATTTTTCTTGAACTTCGCACCACTTTTGATATAGTGTATATTCTTTTACATCCATCTTTGATACAAATTCAAGGTCTGTAATAGTCTCTTGTTTAATTTGTTCAAAGTCGGGGTCATCCATATCTTCTACAGGATTGGCGGCTGACCATTTTTCCCACTGAACTTCTACATCATCTTTTGTATAATCAATTGCCATTTATGCTTCGTTCCATTTAAAATTGTTTTTCTGTTTTCTTGTTTCAGTCTTCATTAGTTTATCTTGCTTTTTCTTTGCTAAGGATAACACAAGATTGGACACTTGTGAGGTAAACTTTATTCCGTTCATATGGTCTAGCTCATGTTGAAAACATCTTGCTAACATTCCATCTAAATGTTTATTCACCGTTTCGCCATTCTCATCTTGATATTCAACATCAATATCTTCGTATCTCTTTACAGAAAGAATTAGACCAGGAAAAGATAAACAACCCTCGTCAAGCTTAATATCATTTTGGCCAAATGCAATCAATTTAGGATTAATACAAACCATCTCTTCACCTAGATGTGAAATTAAAAACATTCTTGTTGGCACATTACATTGATTAGCTGATAGACCAATACCACCAAACTTTCTCATGGTCATTTTCATTCTTGCTATGAGAGTTCTCATGTTAGCATTAGGTAAAGCTTCATCATAAACAGGCATTGTTTCACTTAGTAATGGAAGTTGGTCATCATATAAATCTAATGGTTCATCTCTGAGTTTTTTTACCTCTTCAGTTGGGGTTTCTTTTGGTTCTGGTCCAAGGCCTTCTGCTGTATTGTAACTAAATGTCATGCCTGGTTCAGTAACTACTGTTGTATCATCAAACTGTTTAATATCACTCATGTTTTTCTATCCTTGAAAAGTTCTTAACTTTACTAAATTTAATTATATTTTGAAATTTATCTTGTAGTATATCGCCTTTATGTGATATCACAAAAATATTCACATCATCTAGTTCATGTAAAATCTTAAGTAACTCATCAACGCCTGTAGCGTCTAATGATGAATCAAATGTTTCATCTAGTATGAGTAGATTGGTATTAGTAGAATTCTTTAGTCTAGCAACGGCACGCCATGTTAGCATAAGTGCCATATCTATTCTTTGTTTTTCGCCTTGAGAAAAGTTATTATATGTAAAATCATCTCTAAATCTGGACTTAATTGATTCTTTAAATGATTCATCAAGAGTAAAGTTTACAAAGAAATCTAGTTTCGCCAGATAACTGTTTACTAATTTGTTTATCACAGGCAAGTATTGTTTAATAATTTTTGTTTTGATTCCAGTATCTTTAAGTAAAGCACTTGCTACCTCAAAGTATTCTTTATCATTAAGCAATTCTTTAAATTCAGTTTCTTTGGCCTCAATTTCTGTTTTGAGTTCACTTAACTTCTGTTCTTCTATCTCTGAAACTGTTTTTGTGTTTTGTAATTCTTCGATGTTTGTTTTGACACGAGCAATGTATCTATTGATTTCAGTAATTGATGTTGTGTTTGTTGCCGTCTTAATCTGCAGTTGTTGTATCTCTATTTGTTTTTCTGAGATGACATTGAGTTTGGATTGTTCTTCTGTTACTTTAGTATCTAATTCAGTTAGACCAGTATCACAACCAGTAATCTTACTTTTAAGAGTTTCTATTTGTCCTGTTTTAAATTCATTCTCAATTAATTGGCTACATGTTGGACAATCATCATTGTGTTCAAAGAAATCAACATCTTTTTTATACTTAGATAAATTGGTTTCTATTTGAGTTTCAAGCTGATTGAGTTGTTTTACTCGTTGTTCTGTTTCGAGTCTGCCTGCAACAACCTCTTGAATTTCATTGACTTGTAATCCAATTGTCGCAATTTCTTCAGTGAGATTATTGATATTATTTTCATTGGTAAGAATATCTTGGTTGTATTCATCTATTTTGTCTTCATTGTTTTGTTTTAAATCGCCTATTCGTTTTTCTTCAAAATCATATTTTTGTTGTGTCAATTGAATGTTGTGTCTTTTCTCACTCAATAAATCTTTATTGTTGCCTAATCGTTCTCTTGTAATTTTATTCATTACAGAAAAGATTTGTATATCTAGCAAGTCTTCAATTATAGCACGCCTATCATTATTAGATAGTTGCATGAACGGAGTAAATGCGGCTGAGCCTAGAACTACTATTTGTGTAAAAGATTTATAGTTCATTTTTAATATGAACTTTTCAAGTTGTTCTTGATAATCTCTTATAGCAGCATCTTGATTTAGTAATTCACCATCAATATATATTTCAAATTTATTAGGTCTGATATTACGAACAACTCTGTATGATTTGTTGTTAGTATCAAACTCTACTTCTACTTCACAGTTTTTGCCATTGATTGAATTAGTAAGATTGCCTTTTGGAATATTACGAAATGGTTTCCCAAATAGACCAAAACACAAAGCATCAAGCAAAGTAGATTTGCCTGAACCATTGACACCAACAATTAATGTGTTGATATTCTTATCTAAATCAATTTCTGAAAAATGGTTACCTGTACTTAATAGATTTTTCCATTTTACTTTTCTAAATATAATCAATCAGTTTCTTCCGTGTGTAATGCTTCAACATATAATTCTCTCATTAATGTTTTAAGTTTTTCGCTTTCAACATTAAGAGATAGTCCATCAATATACTTGGACAATATAGTCATTGTATCTTCAGCTTGATTAACAATATCATCATCATTTACTATGAGGTCATCATTAAAGTCTTCGACAATAGCTATATCAGCTGCACCAGCTTTATATAAGTTATCAGTTAAATAATCAAACAAAAATGGATTCTGTTTATGTAGTACAACTACTTTTACATAGCTATCTTGGTATTTTGTAAAATCAAATTTCTTGAAGTCTTCAATACTTTTATCTCTATCATCATAACTTATCTTATGAAATATCTCAAATGGGTTTTGTATAAACTCTAATTCTCTTGTGTTCGTATCAAAGATATGAAAACCTCTTGGGTCTTTATAGTCTGCCCATGTCATTTGACCTGGAGTACCAACATAAAATATTTGGCCATCATCTGACTTATGATGAAAATGTCCAGATAAAACCATATCATACTTGGATAAAAGAGATTTGTCAATACCTGTTTGTGAAATATTGCCCTTATCCATTTCAAACCCTCGTATCTCAAAATGGCCAATACAAAGTTGTGAACGACTATTCTTTATTGATTCTTTTATTCTTTCTTCATTGTCATCACATAACCAAGGAACGATGTCTATTGGAATGCCATCAAATTCTTTTGTGACAAACTCATCATAGACTGTTATGTTATCATATTCGTTTAGTAGTAATTGTGATGAATTGATTTCTAATGTATTACGATAGGTAATGTCATGATTACCTAGAATGGAATAGAATGTAATATTGTTTTCTTTTAATCTATTAAAGAAATATTTACGACATAAGAATAGGGAGTTGAAGTTGATAAATTTTCGGCGGTCGAATAAATCGCCCATTTGAAATATTGTATCTATATTATTTTCTTTTAAATACGGAAAGAATACCGTATCGTAGAACTTCTCATAGTGTTTATGGAAGATAATAGAATCACCACGCATTCCAAAATGCGTATCACCAAGTATGCACATTCTCATAATTTAAGCTTCTTTTAGTTTTACTATCTCATCTTTCAGTTGTAATTTTTCTTGTTTCATTTTTTTCATAAGTTCATCAGAAAGATATTGTGAATATTTTTCTTTGATTTTAATATCAAGGTTCCTATGTTTTGCTACGAGGTGCTGAATTTTATCTTCTATCAATTCCATTCTCCAGAAACAATTTTATCAAGACCACATTTTTGTAAATCATTCTTATCATATTTACACTCTTGCATAGTCTTCACATTTAAATTACCGCAAGATGATATTATACAACAAACCACTATTAATAGAGGCAATTGTTTAAGCATCAGGTGTAGGTGTTACATCTGGTTCTACAAACTTTTCTAGACCTTTTATTTTCTCTTCTTTCTTCTTTCTTTTGCTTTCTTCAAAGTTAAATATAAACTCAGATATGTTTTCATAGAGTTCAAATTGTCTTGTATTCCCTTCGCTGTCTTCTAACATCTCAAACTCATCTAAAATACCTATTTGTTCAGTAGCTTTATATTTGACATATAGTTGTTTTTTCTCTCTAGTAATTCTTCTGAGAAAAGCATAATAGATAATTTGGGTAAAGTAAGCGAATGGATTCTTTGACTTTTCGGGGTTAAAGTTTCTAAAATACATCATACAATTCTCAATTCCATCGGCAATCATCTCATCTCTAAATGAGTACGATGCGAAGTTAGGTTTGTGTGATAAATGTTCTGCAATCTTGAGAAAACACTCACCAATATAATTAGGAACTTGTGGCTGAATCTCTTTAGCTTTATCTGCAACATCACACAATCGTTTGTATTCAATCAATCCCGCTAAGAAGTCAGCATTGTTTACATAATGTTTTACTCTTTTTTTCGCTGGCGCTTTAGTGGCAACTTTCTTCACTTTCTTTTCTTTTGGGACTTTTGTTTCTGTTTGGTCAGTCATAATATACCTTTTATTTTAAGTTTGCCTTCATTTCGCTTGACAAAGTGCTTGACAAGAGTTATGGTAGCGGTGTCCTGTTTAATTAAATGATTCAATAGCTACTGCTACCATCCTGGTTGAAAACCCAAATCATATGTTACTTTATCTAAAAGTGATAATACTCTTTTTCGATAACCAAACCCTAACATTCCCATTTTTGTTCCGTTTTCATAAGGAGGATTTCTATTAAAATCAGTGTATTGCTTTGCTGTTAAATCTATTACTGTTCCATTAATATCTACACACCACCAATGATAGATGTTTTCATCATCTAAAGCTCGATGCATTTTTATTGTTTTAGTTCCAAATATTTTTTGCAAACAACCTGAAGCTGTGTGACAATGCCCAAACATTGGATTAGTTTTATTTCTTTCAATCCATTTTTTAGGTAACATATCTTCTGATAAATTATTACATATTGCATCAGAGACCATCTTCAAATTCTTTTCATTATATTCTATTGTCATATTAGTGTAGTTTACTCTTATCAGGTTTATTCATCTTGTTTAAATATTCATCCATTACCGATGTATCATCATCATAGTATTCTTCAATTTCTCTACTTGCAAGTAAGTCGTCTGTGGCTTGTGCTGCATTTTTTAAATTAAACTCTTCAAGAATGCCTTCTGAATGTAAAGCTTCATCAGCTACAGTTTTAATTGCATTTAAATAATATTCAATTAGACTGTTTTTAGGATTAGTAAAGGTAACAATCTCTCTGTTATTTAATGTAGCCATATTATCAGATATTATCTCGATTGGCAACCATGGCACCATCATCATTACCGAGCCTTTGGGTGAGCGTCTCACCATAAGAACCATAGGATTGTTTAGTATTGTGGAATCTGAATCAGAAGTGATGTCAGCAATAACATCTTCTCCAGATTGAAGCCTCACTAATTTAATGTTTTGTTGATTATCCATTTTTTAGCTCGATGTTATAGAATTTGTATTTGAATTTCTCGTCATCATATATTTTCATTCTCTCAATAAAATGTTTTAGTGTATAATTGGTAAATTTACCAACTCTAAAATCATCTGCAATATCAAATAGTGTTGCGGCTTTTCCATCATCACCAACTCTAAGACCTCGACCAATTGATTGTAAATTACGAATACGAGATTTACTTGGTGATGCAAAGATGATGTTGTGTAAGTTCCTTATATTTATGCCTGTGGAGAAAGTGCCATATGATGCAACAATGATAGCATTTTTTTCTTTTTCTGTAATTCCTCGAATAGCCTCTCTTGTTTCGGTATCAGTTCCACCAAATACAAAAAAAACTTTTCTTTTTTTCGCATGTTCTTTTATATTGGCATATAAAGCTTTACCATGTTTCTCTACAAATTGAAATAGTATAAGTGAATTACCATTGAGTGATAGTGCCAAGTTTCTTATAAAATCATTACGAGCATTGCTCTTAACAATATAATCAATTTCTTGTTGATAGTCCCATGTTTTACATAATTTACAAACTGGTTCAGAATATTTCAACACCAAACATTTTATACTAAAATCAGATAAATGTTTCTTTGCAATTAAATCTGCAGTAGTTGTTGCTTGATAAACAGGACCAAAAAGTCCTTCTAGTACCAAACGATGTGTTTGTGTGCCGTCTAATGTACCTGTTGTTCCTATTCTATATCTAGCATTAGTACAAGCAGACATAATTGTTGCCAATGATTTAGCTTTAAATTGATGTGCCTCATCACCTAATACAAAATCAAATTGTTCAAAGTAATCAGGTGAGTTCTTATACACAGATTGCCATGTTGTAATTGTTAAAAAATTGTTTGTGTGTTTTTCTTTACCAGAGTATTGTCTATGGCAATATTTTTCAGAATCAAATCCATACGATTTAAAATCAGTATACATTTGTTCAACGAGTGAGGTTGTAGGAACGATTAGAAGACCTTTTTTCATCTCATTGGACAAAAGATGTCTGACTATCAAGTATAATATTAAAGACTTACCAGACGCTGTTGGAGACAACAGGAGAAGCCTTTTATTTCGTATAGCAGTGATGAATGATTTTAATTGATAGTCTCTAACTATGTGAGGGAGGTTTAGAGTGTCAGCGAATTCTTTAGCTTCGACAACCGAAAATACATCAGTTGAATTAACATCATCATCAATTAAACATTCATACCCTCGTTCATCACAAAACTCTTTAATATATGGAGTAAGACCATGATATATTTGAAAGTTTCTTAAGTCTAGAAGCCTTATCTTTCCGTCCCAAACTCGACTTTTATATGCCGGAGTATATTGATAACCTGGAACATGGAATGTAAAGTGGTCAGATAACTCTTGAGCAAGTCCTCTTTCACACTCAACCTTTATGAAGGCTTCGTTTAACTTATGTAGTTGTATAGTGTCAGTCATTTATACGCCTTGAATGAATTTTTCCCAATCAATAAACGACTTTAACTGAAATGTTCTGCTATGAAGTTCTTTTAAGATAGCTTCACATACAGTTACGATTTCTTCATGAATAGCTTTAGATGCTTTATACTTGTTGATGTCTTCATCACTATCAAGATATGTGGTTATTTCAGACTTAAGAACATATGGAAATGGCTCCCATCCATGTTTACTCAAGTCTTCATCATCTAACTTACCTGTATAATATTCCCACTTCAATCGTTTCATACGATTTAATTTAAAATTAGCATCTTTAACGAGCAATCTATGGTGAGAAAGTATGTTTAAATATTTACTATGATATAGTGGAATCTTTGTAAGTTCTTTACCTGGCTCTGTTCGGTCCAGTTCAGAATCTTTTCTCCACATCTCAAGTAACTCTTCTAGTTGTTTCATAATATAAATCTCCAATTAGTATGGATTATAACAGGACTGTAACCTGTTGTCAAGCGTTTTAGTAAAGTTTTTCTATATCGTAGTAAGTGTACCGAAAAGTGGCATCTGCAGTCAACAGTTCATCAGGGCCAGAACCAGCTGACATGATAAATGTGGAAAGAGTGGTTGGGAAAGCATCTCTAAAATGAATTTTAACATAAGGAATATTAGATGATGATAAAACTGTTAGTGTTGCATCAGAATATTGAGGAGTTTTAGTCTGAGTTAATGTAGCGGCTTTGTTGAGTCTACTGAGACCTTTATAATCTTCAAAATCTTCTGGAAATGTCATAGCACGAATCCAATCATGAACTTCAATCCACGAACCCATTCTTTCATCAATCAAAAATGTTACATTGAATATATCGTAAATTGCTTTATCACCAGGTGCAAAGATGTCTACGAAAGGAGTAGATTGAGGAGTTTCAGACATTGAGATGCCTGGAACTGAAACCGATTGGCAGAAATATGCCATATTCGGTAGTCTCCCAAAATTCAAAACATATTTGTTTGGTTGAAGAAAATTAGGATTAACTGGATTTCTATCTGTAGCTGCCATTTAATTTGTCCATACTATTATTATTATATCATCTATTTATGCTAGTTAATTTGTTGTTAATAATGACTGCAAAAATAACAACAAATAGCAGACAAAAAAATACCTGCCGAAGCAGGTACCTTTTCGTGAATCTTCATTACTACTCACAAATAAATGTGAGTCAAAGTGACTACATTAAGTTAGAAACTTTGAATGAACGGTAATAAACATTTGCTACAGCAGCGCCGATACCATTACCAGCAGCAGCAGTGCCAGCTGAGAATGGATTTCTTTGCATACCATATCGTGTTTTGAAACCGATTTTAGGTTGGAATGTACCAGTATCAACTGCACGAACCATTTGTAATGGAACATACGGACAATAGAACAGACCAGCATCATAAGCGTTTGAGCCTTTATAACCAACAACTGCAAACTCTTTAGATGTAGTACTAGTGATAGCATATGGGTCTATATAGACTTTAATTCTACCGAATAGCATACCTGCATATGTGTTACCTGAATCATCTACAGTTAAGTTTGTTTGTGCTTGTAAAGCAGGGTTATAATCTAAAAGACCAGACATTGCAAGAGCAGAAGCTACATCAGAAGTAACAAGGATGAAATTACCTTTTCCTCTACGAGTTTCTTTAGCAATTTGATTTGCTTCTCTTTCTAATTGGAATGCAAGACCTTTAATTTTCTCAACCATCCAACGACCATTTGAATCAGTGTCTAAATCAAAATTACCAGCAGATGTTGTTCCTACTTGACAACCAATTTTAGCAGTCTTGTAGATAGTTCTAACAACTTCTCTGTTAATTTCTGCAAGAATTTCAGCAGAAAGGATATTAGCTAATTCTGTTTCAGCGTCAAGACCGTGAACTGCTTTTAAGTCTTGTGCTAATTCGATAGAGTATTCTGCTTTAAGTGCTCTTGATACAGCAGTAACAGTTACTTTTTCGATTTTAAATGCCATTTCAGCAAATGTGTTAGCAGCGATACCAGCTTCTGCCTGAGCAGTAGTCATACCAGTTGGTGCCATACCTGCAGCAGCATTATTTGTGAATGTTCTAGCATCGTTACCACCAGCAGCTGCAGTAGCATCTACTTGTAGAGCAGAACCAGCAGTACCATTACCAGAGAAACCTGGATTAACTTCGTTGTAGAAGTTTTCAGCGCCGCCTTGTGTAGTATATGTAGAACGCATTGCAAAGATAAGACCAGTAGGTCCTGTCATTGGTTGAACGCCACATATATCATATGCGATTAAGTTAGGTAAAGAACGCCTAACTAGTGAGATTAAGATTGGGTCAAAGTTACCGATGTTAGCGCCAGTTGAATTAGCAGGTGCAACTTCGTCAAGTTGTTGCATGCTAGTAGAACCAGTTTGGTCTTTTGACATTTCGTTATACTGATTTTCAAGAATAACAGCGGTAACTGCTTTCTTGTATGGGTCAGCAATAGGTGCTAAATCTGGATGATTTAGTACGCCTTCCCATTTTGTTTGTAGTGATTCGGACAAATACATTGTGTACTCCTAAATTGTTATTATAATTATTTCTTTGTATTACTAATTGCAGATGTCACAGCATTAACAAATGGGTCAAATGACTTTGTTTTTGCGGCAGCAGCTTCTTCTGCAGACTCTATTTCTTCATGTAACATTTCTTCACCTGGTTTTTTAATTCCTGTAGGGAAGTAGTTCTCACGGATTGATTCAAGTTTCTCTGTGTATTCGTCCTCTGTGGAGAATTCAACGCTCTCTGCGAGTGTTTTGATTTTTGCAACTTGAGTATCAATAAGACCTTCTGTCACTTGATGAGTAATTTCATTTTTGCGAGATTCAATTAAATCTTTTTTGTATTCAATGCCTCTCTCAATTTCTTCGTCAAGTTTGCTTTCAAGTTCTTCAACTTTAGTAGCTAACTCGTCAACTAAATCAACTTTTTCTGCAGGAACATCAATATAATGTTCAGCAAATAGATTTCTCATTCCTGAGATAAACTCTTCTGTTAATTCTGAGCGTAAACCAGATTCAATAGCGATTTCGTTATCGCCCATCCACTGTTCTACAACATACGAAAGATAGCCGTCAACTTTTTCTGTTAAATCTACTTTAATAGCATCAACAGTTTCTTCTAACTGACCAGCATACTTAGCTTCGATTTCTTCTTCAATCTGAACAACACGGTCAAGAACACGAGCTTCAAAGATTGTAGATGCCTTAGCACGGAAATCTTCTGAAATTGTTTTATCATCAGCAAATAGTGCATCGATATCTTCTTTCATTTTTTCTTTCCTTTTTTTATCTTCTTCTTCATCGTCTTCATCGTCATCGTCATCTTCGTCTGAATCAGAATCGTCTTTTTTCTTTTTTTCATCTTTGTCATCGTCATCGTCATCTTCAACGATTACTGTTTCGTCTTCTACAGGTTCTAAAACCTCTTCGTCTTCTACAGTGTCTTCATTTTTTTGACTAGCCGATGCAGCCGATGGATGCATTTTGTGGTCTGCAACATTTTTGGCGTGATTGCCTTTTTCGTCTGTAGCTTTAACTTTGATAGAATCTCCAGGATTAGTGGCTGTTTTATTATCCATTCCTCCTAAATCTTCGACCTCTGAACCAGCCATTTTTTGCATTGGCATAGAGCCTGCGTTACGCTTGCTTTGAGCAAGAATATCTGCAGCCGCTTCCATTAATTTGTTTATTGCCATTAGAATTTCTCCTTGTGTATTTTTCTATTTATAATTTTAAAGTTTTCGTAAATATGTTTCAAATAAATTTAAAGCAACAGTTTCGATTTCTCTAGCAGAAGCTCTCTTTATTGTTCGTTTAGCATGGTCAAAATCTGATTCAACAAATCGTCCTTCGACAAACATCCATTCTTTATTTTCCATTATGCCATTAACAAAAGCACCTGGAGCTGAAGGGTCAGCAACAATATCAGCTGCGGTTGCAAGTTTTAAATCATCTTGCACTAAATTATATCCTTCTTTAGATTGTACCACAGAGCCTAAAGCTCTCGATGATACACCTATACTAACATCATTCTCTATGAAATTTTTAACAATCTCTCCATAGGGTGTTTCTAAAATTTGTGCTTTGCCGTAGAATGTATTACCATCTTCGTCTAATTTTACAATTTTATGTGATACTCTTTCAAGGTTAATTGATGGTGTGTCAGGATGTCCTAATTCACCTAATGCCCGATTAGTCTTAATATACTCTTCGTTATAGCGTTTAACCTCATTTCTAAGTGTATCCATTTTATACATTCGATTATTACGATTTACTTGGTCACCGACTAGAAAGGTGCCTTCAATAAACAATCTTTTTTTACCTGACTCCGTTGTCTCTGTTAAATAATTAACATTTTCTACGGTTTCTCTTATTAGTTTCATTCTATTATTCTCCGAGAGCTATTTTTGTACCAAGACAAGCACCTGCTGCATAAATTTTATCATCATATTCTTTAACTACATATGCTATAGATTGATTGTTTCCTGCCACAAGAGCGGCACTCATTGTAAACGAACCTTTAATAGAACCAGCAGCTGTCGTTACTGTAATTTTATTTGTCGCAGTTGCAGTATTAATAAGTCTTACTCGTCTCGCATAATTAATATTTTGAGGACTACCATTAACTTTAAATGTTAAACCTGTTGTAGCACCAGCAGTTGTAACAACGGCTGTGCCATCTGGATTTTCAAGTTGAGCTGTTACTGAAAGTGGCCATGCCTGTTCACCTAAATCTAATCCGCCAACGAGTTGACCAGTAACCTGTTTAACTCTATATAAATTATTTGCACCATTATTATATCCTACGATACGACCAGCTGGTTGTGTACCAGTTACTATTATTGTATCACCAACATTAACTGGAGCACCTGTTGATATTGTTATCCCAAAAGCTGTATCTGCTACAGCAACTGTAGCAATTGTTGGACTGGCTGCACCAAGAATTGTTAATGTAACTTCGGGTGATTGTACTTGTATATTTTGTGTCATTTTATTTTAATCCCATTGCACTTCTTCTACGCAAAGACATTCTTCTTTTAATGAGAGAGCGGCGCAGTTTCGCTCTTCTTGTTGTTTTCCATGCTCTTCTTAATAATCTAGCTTTCTTCAATCTTGTTGTTGCAGGTATTCTTCTTACCGTATTTCCAGAAATCTTATAGCCTTTAAGTCTAGACCGCCTTCTATTTTTCTGAACCGTGATTCTACCTTTTTTATTACGCCTTATTCTTTTACGAATTCTTCTAACACGACCCATGTTTATTATGTTTGGGTTTCTTTTAGTAGCTTCGTCTATTTCTTCGATTGACTCTTCTTCAATCCAATCAAATCTATCAGCTGCTTCATATTTTTTTGCTTCTTCTAGATACTTAGCTGATATCTCATTTAGACGAGCATGAATTAATTCTTTTGCTTCGTCTAACTTATTAGCTATAAGTAAGTCTAAAAAACTCATTTTGCATCTTTAGCTTTATTACCACCAGCAGCACTGTGGGCTTTAAATGCGAAGTCTGAACCTCTTCTAAAGTGTTCAGGACTTTTATGTACCAAGTCAGCATATTTCTTTTTATTAACATCATTTAAATTCTTATGTACATTTGTCATAGCACTTGCTGTGTAATGGTCAACCTTTTGAGATTTTCCATTTGCAAACTTTACTGTCTTATGCTGCTTGTTCGCAACAATGTTATGTAAATGGTCCATTGTACTTTCTTCAAATGTTCCATTATTTAGTCGGTTTACCTCTTCGGATTGTAAAGGAGTTTGTATACCTTTAGGACCGTAAGGAACTGTAAAATATTTGTTCAACTTAGCATTATAATATAATGCAACTTTCATGCCATTAGGATATGGTCTAAAAGATTTTCTCTTAAGAAGTAAAACAAAAGGTGGGTCTTTAGGGTTATCACCTTTCTTTTCTACTACTTGCTCTAGTTCAATAGGAAGTTCCATTTCTTCACGAACAGCTCTTCTTGTTCTTTGAAAAATCTGTGGGTTATCTGTTAAGAGTCCAACCATTTTACCAAATAAGTCTTGAAGTAACCTTCTCTCATGAGGAGGAAATACAGGTCGCTCAGTCTCCATTTTATCTAATATACGATGGAGTTTTGCTAACTTAGTTTTATCAGCTAATCCAGCACGAACAAGAATGTCAAACTTTTTATAGTCTTTTTTATCTACTTTCTTAGCTTCGAGTATTGGCTTAGTGCCTTTAAAATCTAATAAACTTTTCATTGAATCTTTACCTTAAAAATGTTGAGTATCGTCTAGACGCTGAATATGAGAACCTTCTTCTTCAAAATCTGGTTCTTCATCAGCTGTATTTTGTACTTCAACTTCTGGCACCTCTGGTGCCTCGTAATCTTGATAACCTGTATTCTGATTAATCTCATCAGGATTATTAATTTCATCCTGTGTCATAGGATTAATATCAGCAAACATGTCTTTTGCAATATCTGTTTTCTTATCATCTAGTCCTTGAAACGCTCTTTGTGATAAAAGATTGTCTAGACTTTCTGAAGCATCTTTAGCTTGAGCTGAAGCTACTTGGTTTATAAAATCAACTATTTCTGTCATAATTTTTCTCCGTTATTCTTTATTTATGCCGGCAAACTTAGATACATCATCATCGAGTTCTGGTGTTTCTGATTCAGTATCGTCAGCATCCTTTGTATTATCTTCTGGTGGAAATTGACTAGCATCTACTTCGCTTTGGCCAAATGTAACACCACTTTCTTGTTCATCTGCAATCTCTGTGTCCATTGTTTCAATTTCTTCTCCAGACATATGCAGAACATTTTTCTTAACCCATTCTGTTGAGTAATAACGACCAATATATGGGTCTACAACACTAAGAAGATTAACTCTTTCACGAAGCAATTCAGCTTCTCTTAGTTCAGTAAAGTTATTATCTTTAAGATAGTCATAGTAAATGTGTTCTTTCATGAGACCCCAATCTTCTAGGGAACAAATGCCTTTAAGCACACATTGAGTTTTTAAAGCATGGTCAAATACTTGTGAAAATTTATTTCTTAATCGAGTTATAAATTTACCAAACTTAACTTCATCTCTTGTTACTTCAGTTGACCGACCTAAACCAATCATACCTCCGTTTGATGGTTCCATTCTTGAGATTGGAACATTCAAAGATTGCATAAGTTTATTCTTAAAGTATTTTACATCTTCTAATTCGCCAAGATTTTGACCAGCAGGCAATGTAGTAATCTCTGTTCCTTTGCCACCTTCTCTACGAGGTAACCAGAAATCTTCTAGCATTGACATATGTTTTCTGTCGTCTCTTAACTCACCAGTTGATGCATCATAAACCATTTTATTTCTATACTTAACCATTACATCTTTTAGATATTGTTCAGCTTTACCTTTTGGTAAGTTACCCACATCGATGTAAAATATTCGTCTTTCAGGTGCCCTTGATAATCTATAAATTACAATAGCATCTTCAACCATTCTTAATTGATTAAGTGGTTTAATTGCCTTATGTAAATATGAAATTACAAAAGTGTTCTTTGCATCCATTAGTCCAGAATTAACATTAATAATGGATTCAGGAGATATCTTTAGACCAGAATTTACATTTTGTCCAAAAGATTGTGTTGATTGACCTTTATCATTATAAACATAATACTCGGCCATTGATTCTATAATCATTGCACCGGTTTTAGGGTCTTTTACTTTCTTAACTTCACGCACTTTACGAATCTTGCGTGGGTCAATGTATCTTAATTCTTGAATACCTTCTTTAGGTTTGTTTTCATCGACAACAATATGATAGTAAATTCTACCATCAATGTACCATCTCTTAAATAAATCATCAGCATAGTTATTAAAATTTAACATTGATAATACATTGTTAAACTCTTCTCTGATTTTTTTCTTTATTGAGTCTGGTTGTCTGAGGTTGTCTAGACGAATATCGACAGATTTGCCGGATTCATCATGTGTAATTGCTTCGTTGACAATATCGTCAATGGCCATTTCCATTTCTGCATGGTTTGCCATCTCCCGATATCTAGTAATAAGTTCTATCTCGTTACGAACCGAACCTTCTAAATCAAGATATGTACCATAATGAGCATTACCGCTAACGGTAACAGCACCATCGTCCATAGTTGTACTTGGTAAAGTAAAGGAAGGCTGTTTGGACGCTGAGGTTTGCTCAATGTCCTTTTTGCCGAGCGTAAATCCGAAAAGTTTAATCGCCATAATTTATCATCCTATAAAAAAAATAGAGATGGCCAGAGAGGCCATCCTATTACAACACACCGTCTTCGACTGACTCCCACCATTGGTATGATAGAGTAACCGAAAATTCTTCCATTGTATCATTTGCACCCCAATCAACATCGATTGGTGTTAAGTCGGTTGGAAATAATCCGACAAAGTTATATTTCTTAAGTGCATCACCCGCTTTTCCAAACTGCGTTACCTGACCATCAACGGAATATCCGCCTGGTGAGGTTGCAACTGGATTTCTCACATTAAGAGCATGACTATTAATACCGTTCATCCATCTTTCGAAGGCGTTACGGACACTAAAGTCTTCATCATTAATGACTGAGATAGTCCAATCCATGAAGGTTCTATTTCCTACAAATTTAAGTTCACGACCAAAGTATTGAACTGGTACAACACCGAGCGTAGCGCCCGGTAGTTGTGCAGTTTTACACATGAAGGTCATTTTTTGTTGTGCGTTTCCAGCATTAGAAAATGCAGGAAAAGGCATAGAAACTTCAAAAAGATTAGGACGAGCACCATCACCAATCATTTGACTTCTAAATTCGTTTACATTAAATGCCATTTAATTTCTCCTGTTTAATCTATTTATTAGAATTGTCCAACGACTTCATCGAATGAAACGCCGGTTCTAACTGCAACAAAGTTTAGTTGAATGAAGTTGATTGACCTTGCTGGTTTGATGTAAATATCACCAACAAATCTGTTACTATCAATTACTTCGCCTGTATTATTTGATTCATCACAAACTACTCTAAAGTCTGTAATTCCTCTACGACCTTGAATATCTCTTAGATATGGTTCAACAAGACTCACAAATTGAGCTCTAGTGAACTGGTCATTAAATTCGAACATTGAGAATCTTGCTGCACGAGCAATTGCTTTCTCAACTATGATAAACAATCTTCGAACATTGATTCTATCAAAGGCAGATGGTTTGGATAACAATGTTTTGTCACCAAATAATTGTGTGCCTTCGCCTGGGAATGTCAGGACTGGATTAATACCCTTTGTATAAAGAGCATCTCTTTCTGCTTTCTTAGGATTCCATGCAAGTTTTAATACATTTCGCATGATGCCTCTGTTAGGACCAGCAGGTGAGAACCAAGGGTCTCTTTCGAGGTCAGTTCTTGCTGTTAGACCAGCAGTATCGCCATTAGCAGGTACCCAACGATATACATCATTGTATTTGTCATATTGATATTTCCAGTTACAATCCATAACTGCATATGAAGATGATGTTAATGTATTTCTATAAGCAACTGTTGTTGTAGCGGGAGCTACAGCATTTACTACATCTGCTTTCTGTGGTGAAATATATGCCATTGCATCTTTTCTTGTTGCAGCTAAATCAATTACTTTAGCAGCTACTACTGTGCCTGTAGTCGGTCCTGCCATTATTAAATTAACATCAACGGTATCTGCATTTGCATATTCATCATATGCAATTGATGTGTTAGCATCAGTAACTCCTGAGCCGGCACCATTTGTTAATGTATATGTAGATTGTGTTGCTAAGTTTTTGAATACTTTAGCTGGTGTAACAGAAGTTCCCCAATTACCCGAAACTAAGTTTGGTGCAACTGGATGTGCCATGTAACGAATATATCGTGATTGTCTATTAATAACATCTTTATAGAAACTTGCATTACCTGAATCATCTTTTGCATCTGAAGCTACAGACATGAATGGAAATACTTCTAGAACTGTATTAGCAACTCCATCTGAGAACTCTCCAAGTCTATCAATAACAATAGCATGTAGTTCATCATAAGTAGAACCAGCAGCTGCTGCGTATGTAGAAGTTGTAGGTTGGTCAGAAAAGTTTGCTTTATATGCCCAAGCTGCCCACATAGCCGCATCACAAATCGAAACTTGTAATGAATTACCTTTAGTGCCAGGAAATTTTGCAGCGTAAGCACCCCAAGTGACAACGCCACTTGAATAAGCTGCATCATATGAAGCATCATTTGGTATGTAAACGCCCGGAGCAGCTAAAGCTGAAGTCGTAACTGTTGAGTTAAGATGTCCGCCTTCTCGAATTCGAACTGTTTTTAAATTACTTGAATATGCTAGAAAATTTGCCGCTGTGAACCAGTATTCATAATTAGTTGAATCAGGTTTGCCAAAAATACTGACAAGTTGCTGTTCATCTGATATAGTTGTTATCTCATTAACTGGACCCCATACGGCTTTTATAGCAATACCACCAATACTAGTGGCAACTGAAGGGACAATTGTAGTCAGGTCTATTTCTGATACATTTACCCCTGGTGAGAGCTGAAATGCCATTTGATTACTCCTCTTATAAATGGGTCAATAATTGTGTGAATATATATTTTTAATTTATACTCTATTTAGTGTTTTAGAAAGTTGAGGTTGGATAGTCTTTTACTAATTCACTATTCTTCCACAGGTCACCCTCTGAATCTACCTCACTCTCTACTTCTCGTCCGTCATCAAATACTCCGACTGGAGTTAATTCTTCATTTATTAACATGTTTGCTTCTGCCAGCAATTGTTTTCTTACATCCACATCTGTTTCATCTCTAAACAATGATTGTGCAGTCAACCATCCAAATAAAACTAAACCCATAACTAGGTCATCGTTATTGCCTTCTTCAGCACCGTAAGAATCTCTCTGTCGAGCAAAAGTATTTAATTCAGCAATAGTGTCAAAATCATTTAATATAAGTTTGTCATTTTCAATTAGTGTTTTTAAGTTAGCACAACCAATCTTTTTAACAGTCTTTGTGGTTCTAACGCCAAATGTAGTTGACCTTTTAAAACCACCAGATATAGCTTGTCCTTTTATATGATGATGTTCTAACTTGTAAATATTTTCATATTCTAGGTCATAGTGTAGAATGTCTACAACTTGTTGACCAATATTATTTGTTTCTATTAATGCATATGCATCATTATACATTGTACCTATTTTATAAATTACTGTTGGATAAAACAACAATGGTAACTTATTATTTCGATACTTTGCAACTTGTTTGTATGGTGTTTCAGTTACATCTATTACCATTATTGCTGAGTAATCTAAATTAACTCCTTCAGCACAATCAACAGCCGCAATATATAAATGTCCTTTTTGTGGTTCCTCATATATATCTAAACCGTCATCTGTACGGATTGGATTATGAAATGCAAGACTTCTCAATTTACTACCAGAAATTAAAGTTGCACTTGAACCAACAAATTCTGTTTCAAACTCAATACGAAATTGTTCTTCACTTGTATTTCGTATCGTCTCATCTTTCCATTCTGCATCTCTACCTGGCACCATTGACCAGTGGACTTCGAGTGGTTTATATGTTGAGCGTTTTTCTTGTGCATCAACCCACATCTTATAGAATAGATTCAACCCATTTGGTGTTGAGACTATAATTACTTTAGTAGTTGAACCAGATGATATCACAGGATATGTTGACTGGAAAAACTCTAGTGCCATGTTATGAGGTACAAAAGCAAACTCATCTAAAAATACTAAGTTGTAAGTACCGCCACGAACACCAGAAGCTGATGTTGCATAAGCAAATATCTTAGAACCATTTTCTAATTCTATATTACCTTTATTCCAAACTAAAATGCCTTGTTGTAACCATAAAGGTAAATATTCGTAAGCCTTTTGTAATCTTCCTAAAATTTCTCTAGCAAGAGAACCTTTGTTAGCAAGAATACCAATAGTATAGTCTTCATTAAATAAAACAGACCATAACATATATCCAACCGAAGTTGTTGTTTTACCACATTGTCGTGGCATCTTTGCAATGTTAAATCTATTTTTGTGAAACGACCTGACCATATCTTCTTGGAATGGCCACATATCAAAAGGTACTAAACCTAAATCTACATTAACTATTTGAACAAAATTCTTAATAAAATATACAGGGTCTTTAGAACATTTGACTAGTTCAGCCACTTGTTCTTCAGAATAACTTATATCGACACCTACACGCTTCAACCTAATATTGCCCATGTAGCCGTCACTTGGTCTCAGTTGTTGCTCAGCCATAATGTAATTTATTTAATAATACTTCTAAGCATCCAGCGATGTGTGCTATGAATGTCTATTCGATTTGCTAAAAAGTTTATTAATCCTTGTTTGTCAAGTTCAGTTGCTAATTGTAATGTCATTGATAATGAAGCCATAACAACCTCATTGTCTTCTAATAATTTTGTGGCCATTTCAATACCATTTGGTACTGTTAGTTCGTCTTCGATATCTGATAGTTCTTGAAAGCGAGAAAATGAACCTGGAGCATAAGAGTCTAGGGCACGAATTTGTTCTGCGATAGTGTCTACTGATGCAAATAGTTCTAAGTATAGTTTACCAAAAAATTCATGGTATTGAGGGAAATTTGAACCTTCTATATTCCAATGATAGTTGTGTGTCTTGAGATACAAAGCAAATGTATCAGCAAGAACTTTCTTCATCATTTCATTAAGTGTTTCATCCATATTATATCCTTTTATCTTCTATTTATCTTTCTCAGGAGTCACATCTTTAATCGTGTTTTTTTCTACATCATTCAAAGCTTTAATCAATTCTGTTGTAGAACCAACAAAAAGAGCCTTATCTATATTCATATTTTTTGTATTTCCTGCAATTCCATTCTCATCTTTCGTCAAATCTCTACGAGTTTTTTGTATATTTAACAAATCTTTATTGGAATCAGATAGATTCTTAATCATTGCAGCAGCTACTTCATATGCTCTAGGGTGTTCAGACTCTCTAGCAACAGCTAGAAGATTATCTAAAGCCTCACCACCTTTATTAATTAAACCTTTGATGTTTTCTCTAGCAAATTCGGTGTCTTGTTCTGCTACTTCTTTGACAGGAACAATCTCGTGTTTTTTTGTTTGAACAGGTAAAATTTCCATTGTAGGAACAAAGTCTTTCTCATTATCTACATTGAAAAGTTCTGATAACTTATCGTTAGTTTTACTCATTATGTAAGTGGCCACTCAGTTATTGTTTCGGAAAATCCATACTCGTCTTCAGCGTTAGCTGTAGCTGGGTCTGGTGTGGTTGTAATTATAACTGTTCTAAGTGGTTCTTTATCGACACTTTTTACAGTATAAGATGCATGTGATGTAGCACCTTCAATTATATCGTTTGCTTTCAATAAAGTATTTAGGTTACTTACAATTACGATTCCAGTATTAGAATTACTGAAGTAAGCCATATCACCTTTAACATCTATATTTTTACCATCTGTGGTTTTAGTTGCAAAGATAGTTTCTTCATCAATAAAATAGTTACTTTTTCCAGTAGTTACATTAGAATGATTATTAGCCCAATCATTAATAAAAACTTTCTGAGAAGTTTTTGTAGCTGTTTCTATGTAGAGGTTTGTATTTGCTTGGCGAATTACTTTACCTTCTTTAACTGGAGGCCATATATAACCTTTTGCGGTAAATGTTAAATCCCAAATAATCAATCGGGTAGTTGTCATATCACCTTCATAATCTATACTTGGTGTAACAGAAGTTAAAACTACAGGCATATCATATTTTTGGTCCATGCCAGAAATAAAATCTACAGTAACAGTAAAGTCTGGTGTAAAAAATGGTAATATCTGTTCTAGAATTTGTGTGCCGTCTTCAGTATTTCTTACATAAAGAGACATGTTAAACTGAAAGTTATAAGGAACAGGAACATATTGTGTTCTAAGATTATTACTTGAAGCTGTATTAGCTGCAAAGTTCATTACACTAGATAATTGTTTTCTAGTTGTATCATAATCTAATCCTGATAACTCAAATGAAATACGAGGTACAACCGACTGAACAGCTTTTGTTAAATTAGGGTCAGATGTGATTCTTGTTATATATTTTTCTTTGGCACCATAAGACAAAGGAACTTTAAAATGCTCTTTAGCAGTTACACCGTCAGCTGTATATCTTTGTAATACAATATCATTAAACATTGAGCCAAAAGCTACAATGACTTTTCTCATAGTACGATTATAAAAGTGTGAGTTACCTAGCATTTATGCTTCCCCAAAAGGATTTGTTTCTGTAAAGTCAATTATAGAATCGGCTTCAGCTTCAAATCTCATATTATCGTCTATTGATTCAAATGCATTATTAGCATTAAAGTTTTCATCAACAATATTTATTGTTGCAATTGAACTTGATGTGTTGCCAATTAAATTAGCTCCGTTTGCAAATGTTCCTTGAACTCTAATAATATCAATTGAAGTGTTTGGATTAAAATCAAATACAATTGCACGAGCAGTTGAATTAGCTAAAGCTGGTCTTGCTGCAACCAATGGTTGATATACAATCTCATCATTAACAAACTTACCTTGGTGCATATTTTGAATAGTTTGTCTTGTTCTTGGATAAAACTTTCTTATTACTGTATCAATTTCATCAACACCTGTACTAACAAGTTCATTAGAGAATACAAACTGTTTAAGTTTTAAAGCATAGACATAAACATTACCACCACGGCCACGACCTAATGTGTGATACATTGCTTGGTCATTTTCGTGTTCAACAAATGTAATTTCAAAAAAGGCATCTACCACAGGAACATAAATTAAATCACCTTCATTAGGCCTCTTTTGATTAGCCATCATACCAAATCTTCTACGAGACATAAGAAGTGTTATCTCATCTCGTATTTCTAAACCAAATTTAGATATGAAATCGCCTTCGCCATCCATACCAGTAATATTTTCTAGATACATCTCAAGAGAAAATGCAGACATATATTGTTTTAATGGGTCTTCGCCATAGATGTAGTCTACGACATCACCAGAGGTGCGTGGCATGTACCAAACATCCATACCATACATCTTCATCGCTTCAATCACAAGGTCTTCAACAGTCAGTTGTTCTTGTGTTATGCCCTTAGGAAAATTATTAAAATATAGATTAGTTCCCATGGTTAATTATCCATAAAATATTTCAGATGGAAGAACATTCATTACCTGCATTTCTTCTTCTATCTTTTCGATTTCGACTCGAGCTTCTTCCATAATTCGAGGACCATCTAAAGTTACTCCACCAGGCATTTGTATGCCAGCAAATTTACTTAAGTTGCTACCCCATTGATATTTTATCTTAGCAGTGCTATATTGTTTTAAGAATCTATCATTCCAAACATCTGATACTCCTTCTATAACAGCAGTTCCGTTAGTTATAGCAGCTGTTGGATTTTCTTTTAAATGTATGATTGTTGGAGATAATATTTTATTAACTTGTACTTGTTTTCCATCACTCAATGTTATAAAGTCATTCTCAAGAAGTTGTTGGTCAAATGTTGTTCCAGTTCCTGTGAGTGTATTGGCTGTAGTTACAGCACTTAATGTACCTGTTATATTAATCAAATCTGGTTGTAATGCTCTATAACATTCAATAACAACATAATCGCCAGGAGAAACATCTAATGTCCAGTCAATATCTAGCATAACTCTATTTTGGTGTCGGTTAAATCTAAATTGAGGTGTACCTACCATTAACAACTCTAGTGTTCTAAGATGTTGCATTGTAATTTCATAAGATACATATGATACAGATGTAAAATCAAATAAATCATTTAATCTTAATTGATATCTAATATCAAACATTCCCATTCCAGATGTGTCAGTAAATGGCATTACGCCAGTTACAAATACAACACTATCAGGAGCATATATCCATTTGCGACTAACATCTTCAGCTGTAATTTGATGTTTTAAATACATCTTTTCTACGCCGTCAAAATGATAGTCTTGAAAGAATTGTATTGAATCATCAATACGGTCTTCTACTTGGTCATCATCTACATTAATCTCAATGACAGGATGTCCGAGTCTGCGTAAGCAGTAATCTTTGTGTTGATTTCTAGTTGCTGGTTTTGACATAATCTACCTTTTATCCTAATGCAATTGAGAGAGCGAGTACATCACCAATTGTAGCGCCTGAAGCAGCTGCAAAAGTAACAGCACCCGAGCCATCTGTTGTTAATACCGTACCTGCGGAACCATCAGCTATAGGTAAACTATATGCTCCACGAACACTTAATCCTGGCACTGTAACTTTACTTTGAGCCGCAGAAAATGTTACTGCTGAATTACCTGCAAATGAACCGGAGTTGTTGAATTGAATTTCTGTATTTAGACCTGCTACTTGCGTGGTTTTTATTTGACCAAGAGTATTAGCTGCAGTTTTAAAATAGATAATACCATCAGAATAGTTTATGGCTAATTCGCCAATAGCTATAACACCAAGAGACGGTACTGCACTTGCAGTTCCAGAATTTAATACTTTGATTTCGGTTTTCTTTGCCATTTAATTCAGTATGCCTAAAAAGTTCCACCAGAAGAAACATCTTCATCTGATTTCATTATTAAATCGAATCTATCTTCTTTTACTTTATTTTTCTTAACTACATTTTTAGCAACTACTTTTTTAGCAACTACTTTTGGCACAGTTTTTGGAAGTACTCTAATTTTCTTTTCTTTTGGCAACATCTTTTCTAACTTCTGAATATATTTTCTTTGTTCAGAAATAGTTTTCTTATCAACTATTTTTTCAGACTCTAAGTTTTCTATTTGCCTTTTTCTAACTGTTGCATCTTTCATTTGAGTATTCAATGCATTTTGTAATCTATGAGCATCAGGACTTCCATCTCCTGATATAGCTAAAATTTCTTCTTTATCTTTTAACTCACTTCTTAAATGAGCAAGTTCACTTGTTAAATCAATTTCTGATTCTTTAGCATATAGATTCTTCTCTAACTGCTCTTTATCTTTAACTGCTTCTTCTAGAAATGATATTTGTGTTTGAAACATCATATTCTGTCTTAATATTGAATCTAAATTCTCAAAAATTATTTCATTATACTTACTTAAAAACTTGTCGTTGGTTTCTGCCATGATATAGACCTCTCATAATATGTTTAATTAAAATGTGCCACCTTGTAACATGTCAAATACTGGAACACCTGAAGAGTTTACTTGTAATAGATGGCCTTCTGTAGATGAATTTAATGATGTTACTGCACTTGTTCCTGCTCCTACTAATACTCCATTTGCTGCTAGAGTTGTTCTTCCTGTACCACCAGTACCCACTGCAAATGAGCCCGATGTAACTTGTGAAGCTGCGATTGCGATATCAGCTGCAGTAGCAGCCGTTGTTCTTCCGTAACTATCAACGGTTAATGAAGTTATGGTTTTAGTTGCACCTAAACTTCCTGTTAGATTGAAAGATGCAACAGGTAATGATACTAATCTTGTGCCATCAAATCCAACTGTTTGACCACTTGTAAATGATGCTGCGTTGGTACCACCACGAGCAATTGCTAATGTTCCAGAAGCAACTTGTGAAGCTGCGATTGCAATATCCGTGTCTGTTGAACCTGTAATTTGTCCTTGAGCATTAACAGTTATAACTGGCACTGCAGTTGCACTACCTTTATTACCTGCACTAACGCCTGTGTTGGTTATACTAAAAGCATTACCTGATAATGTTAGACCAGTACCAGCAGTATTTGTTCCTGCTCCACTGAATTGAACAAATGTAATGGCGGTTGAACCTAATGAACCTCCAGTATCGACTGTACATGTAAATGAAGTATCTGCTTGAGTTGTGCCTTGTTCAATGAATAAGTATGCACTAACTAATTTAGCAAATGTATCAGCATCAGTACTTCTTGCCCATGCACCAGCAGCTACTACATATATTCCGTTTTGTGATGCGGTTGATTGATTCTTAACTAAAACTCTGGCGCCAGCTGATAAAGCAATACCATCAATCGTCTGTGTACCAGATAATGTAATGCTAGCTGTTGTTGCAGCTTGTGCTGAAGCTTTAGGGTCTAGACCTTGAACTACAGAATCAACATATGCTTTATTTGCAGCATCAGTTGTAGCAGTTGGAGTAGCAAGTGCTGTTATTCTTTGACTACCAAAAGCGACTGCACTTGTTGGTGCTGCTAATTCGTCTATTCTTGCTGTAGCACCACCAGTTGCTCTACCTTTAGAATCAACTGTAATCTTTGTGTATGTACCTGCAGAACCAGATGCCGATAAAGTTGCCGCTCCAGTAACATCACCAGCACCATTTAATGCAGCTGATGTATATGTTACATCGCCTGTAAGAGAAATCGTTCTGCCTGTTGCCCAAGCAGCAGCCGTTGTGGCTGTACTTGCGTTACCAACTAAAGCACCAGTAAATGTAGTAGCTGCAACTTGATTAGAAGAATCTCTTTTCATCAATGTACTAGCAGTTGCAGCTGCTGTAGCAGCGTCCATTGTTTCAGTATAGTGAAGACCACCAATATTAATTGGGGCGCCACCACCAGTTACACCAAGAAATAAGGTTTTTGATGTTTGTGAGTAAGCCGCTTCTCCTACTGCTAATGCATTATCAGCCGGAGTTCTAGTAGAGACAGCATATTTTAATTTAATTACTGTATTTGACATTTTCTTTTATCCTAAAATATATTTTGTTATCTATCTGTTCGGTAATTCATTAAAATATTATTACTCAAGTATTTGTTTATTCTTAAAATGTTCCGCCTGTAATTACTGCAATTTCTGTTTCTGTTGCAATAACCGGTCCTGCCGCCCATGTATTAGAAGCTGACTTATAAAATATACCATATGAATTTTCAAGACCTACTGTTGTAACATCTGTCAGTTCGGGTACAGTCAGCGATGGTGTTTGTTTAAAATCTGGTGCTGAAATAGTAGTGCTACCAGATTTTTTTATGGTAACTTTTCCTATTGGATTCATTTCGCTTCCTTTTTATTTAACATGCTTATTTATCCTGCTCCAGTTGATGTGGTGACAGCCGGAGTTACAGTTACTATTCCCTCTAGAACCCTAGTTTTTGTATAATCACCAGATGAATTAACTACATTATTTGCAACGACTAAATCATAACAATATCGTCCTGGCTTTAGAGCAGCTGTATTAGCTGAAGGCATTTTCATACTAATTTCGCCAAGTGTGGCTGATGTTACAGTTACGGTAAAATTATTAGATGTTGTTGAGTCATAAGTTTTTCTTAATACAGCATAACCAGTGTGACCAGTAAGATTAACTGGGTCTCCCGAAGAATCATCTACAGTTAAGTTACTAGTAAAGGTTGCACCTTGCTCTATTGTTAGTTCTTGATAAGCGGCGATTTTATTTCTCCTCGACTTTTTTAATTTATGCTCTATTTAGTCAATTAAAAGACTGACAGGATAAAAAAAACCCACCAAAAGGTGGATATTTTTTATTGAAGATATGTGTTAATTATTTCTTATTTAAGTCCATATATTTCTTCTAGTTAATTATTTAAGACACACCATATAACTTTAT